ACAGAGTATTAAGCTTAAGACAGATACAATATCTTGGGATGATATTACTTTTTTGAAGGATATTGAGGGAGGTTCTTGGGAGCTTGATAAGGTGAATAATCAGATGGTATTTTATAAAAGCGATAATACAACTCTTGTGGCAAAATTTGATTTGTTTAATGAAGATGGTGATCCAGCGTATGAGGATATCTTCTTGAGGCAAAGGGTTTAATGGGCTTGATAATCACAAGAGGATTTGGTGTTTCTGCTTCTGGAGTGTATCCTTTAGAGTTAAACGTAAAAGAGGGTGTTAGTTATGGTAAAGATGGAACAGAATTTACAGGAACATTGCTCTGGCCGGTGAGTATGATTCTTTCAGGTGCCATTTCTGAGGATAGTGTTGGGATTACGTTAGCAGAGGATTCAATTATATCTGATGTTGTAGCTGATGATATCGATAGTGCAATCGAGTTAGAAACCTTGGATGAAATCATAGTCTCGGATAATGTTTCTGGAGATATTAAGGATTAGATATGTCATTAACTGATTTTTATGTAGGTACAACTAAAAAATTCACTGTAACTATTACTTTGAATGATGTTGCAGTAGATGTTACCGGTGATACTGTTATACTTAGATTAAAGTCTGATAAGGCTGATCCTGATGTCGATGCAGTACTTACAAGTAGTGGAGATGTTTCTGGTGGGATATTGGGTATTGTGAGTTTTTCGTTATCTCCAACACTTACTGACATCACTCCGAAAACATATTGGTATGATTTTGTTTGGATTAGAAGTACTTTAGATGAGTATGTTCTTGAGAGTGGTGAAATTAAAGCACTTGTTAGAGTTTCCGATGCCTAAAAATGCTCCAGATCTCTCAATCGAAGCGATGCAGTTTTATGAAGATCATCCAGTAGAATTTTGTCAGGATTTGATTACGGGAGTTGATTTTGATGATTGGCAGATAGAAGCATTTGATAATTTAATTGAACATCATTTTATTGCTATCTCAGCGGGTTCGGGAGTTGGAAAAACTGTCTGGCTCGCGTTGCTGCTTTGTTGGTTCCTTGGAACAAAACCATTTAGTAAGGTTCCATGTACAGCACCGAGTCAGCATCAGCTAAATGACCTTTTATGGGGTGAAGCGCATAAGTGGATATCACGATCACCTTTTCTCGGAGGAATGTTTGACTGGACACAGACAAAGATTGCAGTTAAGAAATACGAGCCGCAGTGGTTCGCTGTCGCCAGAACAGCTCGGGTATCACCAAATGGTGCCGTTGCAGAAGGATTACAAGGATTCCATGCCGAGGAGAATTTACTTTATATCATCGACGAGGCTTCAGGAGTGCCGGATGAGATCTTTCCCGCTGTGGAAGGAGCTCTAACAGGAAAAAATGCATACGCTGTCTTGTGTGCGAACCCCACGAGGTTAAGCGGATATTTCTGGTCGATATTTCATGATCCGGCAATGAGTGGATTATATAAACTCATGCACGTTTCTTGTCTGGATTCAAAGTTTGTAGAACAACGATATATTCAGATGATGGAAGCAAGATACGGGCGAGATCACCCTATCTGGCAGATCAAAGTCGAAGGAAATTTTCCGACAGCAGATGTAAATTTACTTTTTCCACCTGCGGATATTGAACTTTTTAAACATCATAGTCCGATTGATCTTCGTGGGCTACGTCTTGAGATTGAATTTGGATTAGATATTGGTCGATCACATAATAAAAGTATCCTTTGTATCCGTAAAGGAAATGTGATTCTTGCATATGAAGAAAAAGCACTTCTTGGTGGGATATCGGATACGGTGGATGTTTTCGATTGGGCTTGTGATTTTATTAGGCTTTATGAGCCGAGTGCAGTTAAAGTTGACTGCGTGGGGATCGGAGCAGGGGCTTATGATCTTCTTTTAAGAGAATTTCCACAGATTATTAAACCTGTAATCGGTCAAGCGAAAGCAGAGGAGACGAAAGTACAAAGATACGCGAATCTTAGAGCACAGGGATATTGGGAATTACGGGATATCTTGCCTACGATATATTGTAAAAAGGTTCCTGATCAACTTATTGTAGAATTAAGCCGTATCGAGTACAAAATTCAAAACGGAAAAATTCTTCTTACAGCAAAAAAGGATATGCGTGAGTCTCCTGATTATGCTGATGCAACAATGTATGCCTTTTTAGATTCGAATATCTGTGTTGATAAACATGTACCAGTAGCATCTGTAAATTTTGGTACTGCAAATGATAGTCTTGGAAAAACCAGTAATTGGGATAGGATAGGAAACAAAAGTCCAGCTTCTTTATCTAATAAATGGGATGTACTACATGCCTAAGAAACCAGCATCAATGATTGAATTAGGAAGAACGGGATTAAACTGGTCGGCAGGATATATCTACGACGAGTTTTTAAGCCAATTAAGGTTTAAATCAGGGGTCAGAACCTATCGGGAAATGCAGGATAACGACCCGATTATGGGTGCCACGATACATGCAATCAAACAAATCTTGCGGGAAAGTCGATGGAGTGTAAAAGTTGGTGAGGGTGGTAAAGAAGAAGATAGACAATTCCTGCTTGATAATATGAATAGCATGACACATTCTTGGATGGACTTTTATACAGAAAGTTTATCTATGCTGACCTATGGATGGGCCTATTTTGAGACTGTTTTTAGACGAGCGGCAAATGGGTCGATAATGTGGAAAAAACATGCCATTAGAAAACAAATCTCTCTTGAGAGATGGATTTTAAGTGATACTGGTGAGATGTTAGGATTAGAGCAACGGCCGGCACCGGATTACAAGCTTATAACTCTTCCGATATCAAAGTGTCTGCATTTTCGTACTGAGCCAAATGGAAATAATCCCGAAGGTAGATCTGTTCTTCGGTCGGCATATAAACCCTGGTACTTTAAGAAGAACATCGAAACAATTGAAGCGATAGGTTTAGAACGAGATCTAACCGGACTTCCAAAGATTACGCTGCCTGAGGGAGTTGATCCAGAGAGTGAAGATACAGCTGTCCAGGCACAAATTGAAGCAGCTAAACGAGTAATAGCTAATGTTCGTCGAGATGAACAAGAAGGTTTACTTGTTCCGTATGGATGGGAGTTCGATCTTGTTTCTTCTCCTGGTACACGGCAGTTCGATACAACGGCTGTTATAAATCGATATAATAAAGAAATGGCTGTGACGATCTTAGCACAGTTTATTATGCTTGGGATGGAACGTACCGGAAGTTATGCTCTTGCAGAACAACAGACGGATATGTTTTATCTTTCATTGGAAGGATGGATAGATTCATTCACAACACAGTTTAATCGAGTAGCGGTTCCGAGGTTATTTGCATTGAATGGTGTTGTGGATAGAAAAGCACTTCCTTTTGTTGTACATACTCCCATTCGTCGACTGGATTTAAAAGATATATCGCAATATGTTTCTGATCTTACAGGCGTTGATGCTCTTGAGCTTGATGATGATCTTAAAGGCTTTCTTAAGAATTATGCACATCTCACTGAATTTAGTGATGTTAAAAAATAAAGGAGAGAAGATATGGCATATCCAGTTGTTACAAAAGATGTCTCAAAGGCAAATGTCTGGTCTGATTGGTTATTTGTTGTAGAATCAGTGAATGTATCTATTTGGGGAACTTGGGTAGGTACAGTTACTTTACAGAGATCTTTAACGGAAGATCAACGCAACTGGATGTTGATACCTGGACAGGTAATATAGAGACTTATAAGTTGGAACCTGAGGGATGTATGTATCGTATCGGAGTTAAAACAGGTGAATTTACGAGTGGTTTGAGTCATCTTCGACTTGGAGCTAATGTAAGAGTTAATAGAAAACGTATACTTGCGTAGGATAATAAATAAATTCATTTTCATAACTTTACCGTGTTAAAGTTACGAAGATAAGGGAGGTTTAAGGATGTCGTTTCTTAGCCGATTTTCGAAAAAGGATAAACCACTTCTAATGACAGAGGTTGGTGATCTTTTGAATCAAGGCATGATTATTACGAGTTCGGGATATGATGCTTTGATTAATCGAACCACCGAAGCCATTAAACTTGCAGAACCTTCTGTATTAGAAGAGGAACCTGAACATGTAGTTTCGATGATTCAACGTCCAAATGCAGAAACAGGACAGGAACAGTATGTAACTGTGATTCCTGTTGAGGGTCCTCTTGTGCGAAAATCGACGTGGCTGACATCTTGGATGGGCTTGTCATCCTATATGGGAATCTCGACAGCTCTTCAAACTGCACTTAAAGATCCAAAATGTATAGGGATTCTTTTTAATGTTGATAGTCCTGGTGGACAGGCATCAGGGGCTTTTGAACTTGCAGATCTTATTTATGAATCACGAGATGTAAAACCTATTATTGGTCTTTCGAATGCATCTGCTTATTCTGCTGCTTATGCGATTGGATCTGCAACAGAAGAACTTTATACTGTGAGAGATGGTGGTGTTGGATCAATTGGTGTTATCATGCGCCATTTTGATTATAGTGAGATGCTGAAAAATGATGGTATCTCTGTTACAACAATCTTTGTAGGGAAGAGGAAAGACGATTTCAGTCCTTATAAACCTTTAACAGAAGATGCGTTAAAACGTGCAGAAGCAATGGTTAATGATACCTATCAACAGTTTGTAGAGACTGTTACGTGCAGAAGCAATGGTTAATGATACCTATCAACAGTTTGTAGAGACTGTTCATAGGAATCTTGGTATAAGTGTTGCAGCTATAAAAGCAACAGAAGCAGATACTTTTTTTGGTGAGGATGCCGTTAAGAAAAAACTTGTTAAGGGGGTATTGAGTTATGAAAATGCCATTAATAGAGCAGTTGAACAGTCTGGAAATGCTAAGGCATCTGGACAAAACGGAGATTCTCTCGGAAAAAGTACAGATGCTAAAGGGGGACAGATCTCAGCTAAGGATCTCAAAGGCCTCCAAGCATTTACCGCAAAATACATCCAGAGTTCTGGAAAATCTGATAAAAAGGAGATTGTAAACATGGAAAAGAAAAAACTTGTTGATGCATTGATTAAAAGTGAATTTATGTCGGAAACAGAGTGTGAGGCTTTGATGAGCATGAGTATTGAGGCTCTACAGACTTTGACGGATATAGATCCAGGACAGACAGGTGGATCGTCTGACGAGCCTTCTTCCGATACGGAGATTATTACAGATCTCCAGTCTACCGTTCAAGGTTTGACGGATAAGGTTACCGCAGCGGATCTGCGAGTAACTGCAGCTGAGACAGTTGCCACAGCGGAAAAGGATCTCCGATTGACCGGAGAGTATAAATCCTTTCTGACAGAGCATCATGTTCCCGGGGATGCTACTGAATTGGCTGCTACACTTTTGAGGCTTTCTAAGAGTGATGAGAAAGCTTTTGAGATGACAAAAAAGGCTTTGATTGCTGCAGGGGCTGCAGTAGAGGCTACCTTTAATGAGACTGGTAGCGATGCCGGAGAGGGCGCTGAGAGTGCGTATCAAGAATTGCAGCAGAAGAAAGAGAAGATCATGACGGATGAGAATCTTTCTGAGGTTGTTGCTTTTCGTGAGGTTGGGAAAAGGTTCCCGAAATTGTATGCCTCTTACAGAAAAGAGACAAAAGCAAGATCTAATTAATATTAAAATTTTACGAAAGGAGGACTTTTAATTATGGCCGTTGAATTAGAAATTTTTGATATCGGTGTCCTGAAAGCAGATGCTGACGTTAGTGATTATCAGCATCACTTTGTAAAACTTACAGGAGTCGATTTTACATTTGGATTATGCACTGCCGGAATAGCTCCTGTGGGTATCTTGCAAAATAAACCCGCTGCGGCAGGTCGCGTAGGCCAGATTCGGCGTGTTGGGCTTTCTAAACTTATCATTGCAGATACCATTGCTGCAGGTGAGTTTGTAAAGTCTGATGATGATGGACATGGCGTTCCTGTTGCTGCTGATGAAGATAACTATGGCGCCGTTGCTCTTGAGGCCGGAACT